GGCGGCGCATCAGTCGTGCCCAGTAATCGGGCGCCGTCTGCATTTCGGGATGGAGGGTGATCCGCGCCTCGTCGCTCCACGGGTAGGGATGCGACGGGGCTTCGGCGGCGGACCACTCTTCCTCCGTCGGATCGTCCACCGTGCCGTGGAGGCCGCAGCCGGTGCACTGGAGCATCAGCCAGCCTTCCTCGCGCGCGGTGCTGAAGACGACCCATCGATGGCGACACGTCGTCGCCGGGGTGATGCGGTTCATCGCGGTATTCTCCGGATGGTCGTTGGTAATGTCCGCGACGGCCCGGTAAACTCGAGGGGCCGTCAACACTGGGAAACGGCCAGGTCGGGGCCGCGGCGGTTAGTCGCGCCGCCGCGGCCCCTTCGTTCCGCCGGGTTGGGTCAATTGCCCTCGAGATGCGATCGATAGTTCTCTTCGATGGCAGCGAGCCGGCGCCTCATGGCGACCTCCTCGCGGGCCACCTCCCGCAAGGTGTCATTCTTCGGGTCCGGATCCGCGAGCTTCTGCTGGAATCCTTCTTCCCCGAGATCCGCCCGGATGATCTCGAACATCTCGAGGGCTTTCCTCGTGTGCTCGGCCTCCGCGCGCACGTGCCGCGAAATCAGCAACTCGGCTGCGACGAACGTCCTCGGCCACTTTCTCTCCTCGCCGCCGTCCTCGTCATTCATGGTCGTCTCCTCTCGGTAAGGGTGATGCCCCGGCGCCAGACGACCCGGGCCGGGGCGGTGATCGGTCGATCAGGGCCGGATCGTCTCGCTCAGGATCTGGAAGAAGGTCTTCGCGGGATCGCCGTGATCGGCGAGCCACCGGTCGAGCGCCCGCGCCGCCAGGATGTCGCAGGCGGCCGTATGCGAGTGGTACAGGCTGTCTTCCATGCCGTAGACCGAGCGGATCGCCCACGGCGCGGCGGACCAGTCGGCCGGCGGGACCAGGATGACCGTCAACCGCGCGTCCTCCTCGTGCCAGTCGTGGACGTTGATCTCGCGGTCGCAGCGGGTCAGCCTGGCCACGATGTCGTCCATGCGGCGATCGCGCAGGGTCGCCGACGGCCAGTTGTCCCGGTCATAGTCGCTGAAGTCCCAACCGACCCGCTCGCGCCCGCGGCCCATCGCGGGCACGCCGTCCGGCCCGCCCAGCCGGCGCACCAGGGCGACGAGGTTCGGCAGCATCACCTCCGGGCGCGTGCGGCCGTAGGGCCCGAGCCGTTCGTGGTCCGGGTCGCCGCACGCGTCGTGCATGTCCCGGATGGCCTGTGGTTCGGTCGCGAGGAACTCCTCCGGGGTGGCCGGCAGCGGGACCGGCGTGATCCTCCTGGTACCCGTGTCCACTGTAGTGATCGTCATCGTCGGTGAATCTCCAATACTGAGGGTGATGGGCCGGCCCGACCGCCGGGCCGACGGAGTGACAGCACGCCCGAACCGATCGCGCACGGCGACCGGGGCCCGCCGCGCCTTGCACGCGGGGCGTCGCGGGGCTCATGATTCACGTCGGTTCGGCGAATCCCTCGCTAAGGCGCCTTAGTCAGTTCTTTCGGCGCCTCTGGAGCGTGCGGACGATCACGAGCATCCGCGCCACGTTCTCATCGATATCCATCCCGTCGGTCGCGCCGCAGTCGCGCAGCGCCTGATCGATCATCGCCCGGTTTGGCGAGGGAGCGGTCTGGACCAAGTCCGCCAACACGACCAGGCCCCTGAAGACCCGGCGCGCCCTGCGCTGCGTCAGGAGCCGCTCAACGACCTCGACGACCTCGACAGTGAACTCCTCAAACAGCGGTGTCGCAGCCAGGGTCGCCTTGACCCTTGCCACCTCATCGGGCGTCGGGGCCGGCCCGGATCGGACGATGGCCGATCGACCTAGCTTTGGCTCCGGCAATGCCCCTGCTTGTCCGTTCCTGGTCGGCATGTCAACTCCACGTTACAACGCCGTCGATCTCCAGCTCGATGTCGGCCTCGAGGTTATCCTCTTCGTTCATCCCCTTGGGCGCGAACTTGGTGAGGAAGCAACTGAACGCCGCTTTGTGCGTCCCCGGCGTCCCCACGGGCCAGTCGATCTCGGCCGCGGCCGTCGGCGTCGGCCACTGGCCGATGGCGGTCGTCAGCGCCGCGTGGGTCGTATCGGCCGGGTCGTACTGGATCGTGGCGGTGATGCTGCCGCCGTCGGGCAACTGCGGGCGCTTCCGCTTGGCCACGTGCGAGAGGTTGGTCGTGTCCTTGACGCCGATCGACGCCTCGGGCCCGCCGATCTCCAGGACCTGGGCGATCGCGGTCAGGGCCGCGGAGATCGTGAGCTTCAAAATGGTCCCCTGGCCGGCGTACACCGTCATCGGTTCGACCTCCCATATGCGAGTTATGCGAGCACGGCAAAGCCGGCGTCGACCGCCCGCTTCGCGAAGTCCTCGGGGCAATCAAAGGGCTCCTCGCCGTTGGCGACGAACCGGCCGAGGGCCGGGACAAAGATCCCCGCGGCGTAGAAGTGCGGGTTGGCGGCCGGCGGCTTCTTCGGTGCCGCGACCTTGATGCGGACGAGCGGGCCGCATCCCGAGGGCAGCATTGGCCCAACCTCGAGCGGCGGGGCCGGCTCGGCCTTCCCGGCCTTCTCCCAGGCGAGGGCCTCCCACGAGGAAACCCACACGATCGAGCCCTTGCCCGGCTCGACGCCCTGGTCGCCGACGGGGCCGACGTAGTCTTTGAGCAGGCACCGCGTGGCGTAACGGGCGTCGCGACGCTGCACGGCCTGGCGGGCGGCCGCGGCGGGGACCTCGGCGATCTGACCCGTGGTCATCCGCCGGCCGCCGACGACGCAATCCCGGGCCGCCTGGATCGCCTCCATGCCGGGGTTGAGGACGTCTTTGAATTTCATGGTGGTCCTTTCGGGTCAGGCCGGGTTGATCCCATTCAATATCGCGAATGAATCTTTATGGCGGAGCGCGACGTCGATGTCGACGAACGCGGAGATGCGGACGACGCCGGTGGTGGACTGGCGATAGGGGTCGACCAGCACGTCGAACCCGGTGAACAGGTTGACCACCATGTCGGTGAAGTTGCCCAGCGCGGCCGACGTCAGGTTGGTCCCGGTCCCCCGGGTCGTGTTGCGGGGGGCGTTGATCGTGGCCACGGCCGGATACCCCAGGCAGCTCTCGAGCGTCTCCAGTTCGCCGGTCGAGGGGTCCCGGCCGGAGGACACTTCCCAGCTCGGGAGGGCGCCCCCCACTCCCAACCGGGCCGTGCGCCTGAGGACACTCCTCCCCTCGGGGCTCGTCACGAGGCCGAGCCGCGCGTCGGCCGGGGCGTCGCCGCCGGCGACGCCGATCAATTGCTCCAGCCGGACGAGATCACCCCACGCCGGCGCCCCGCCGTTGCCCGAGTCCGTCGCGGGGACGATCGCGGTCAGGTTGGGGTTCTGGAAGATCCCCAGCGGGATGCCGCCGTTGCCCACGCCGTTGAGCGCGGCCGCGTCGATGGCGACCGCCAGGCCGGTCAACAGGTCGTTGGCCGCCAGGTCCCGGAACGTGGGCCCGGCCAGCGAGAGCATCCGCCGCGTGATCTCCGTGTAGGCGGTGGCGGTGTGCGGCTGCATCAGGATCTGGTCGATCTTCATGTCGCTTTCCGTGCCGGCCGATCCGTCGCTCACCCAGGAGACTTGCGCGGCCTGGAGCTTGTGGGGGAGCGCGACGCCGCCGCCGGACGGGGTATCCGGGGTGAGATTCTCGATCCGTCCCCCGAGCCGTTGCACGGCCAGCTTGGCGCGCAAGACGTCGATGATCGTCGTGTACAGCGTGGTCGTCTGCGCGGCCGCGAGCCCGGAGTAGCCGGCCCCGGCGCCGAAACCGAGGGCCCGACGCTCGACCGGGAGCGACCACGGGACGAGGAAGCCGCGCGCCTCCCCGCCGGCCTTGCGTCGCAGCTCCGCATCGACCTCGGCCTCCAGGCCGGTTCGCAGTCGGCCCCCGTTGTTGAACGCCTGGCGAAGCGCCCGGCCGAGGTCGTAGCGAGAGAGGTCGGGGAGCCGCTCCTCGGGAGGGTCATCGACCGGGCTGATGCGACGTCGTTCGATCATGGCGGTGTTCACGGTTTTGCCTTTCTCGTCGAGATGGAGGATGGCCCGCCCGTCAGCTATTCTGGCCCGCCACGTATCCGTACCACTGGCCGTTCGCCGAGCGGTACGCGAAGGTGAAGGTGTCGAGCTTCCCCGGCGTCGTCGTGGGCGTGGGCACCGTGCCGCCGGGGAAGAGCGGGCCGAACCCCCAGGTGATCGGCTGGCCGCCGGGGATGATGGCCAGCGTGAACGTCGGCCGTGCGCCGGGGGAAGCCAGCAGGAAATTGGTCGCCCCGGTCAGCGCGGCCGGCTCGAAGACCGCGCCCTGCGACAGGTCCAGGATGATCGTCCCGGACGTCCCGCTCGGGACCACCGGCGGCAGGACCGAGGCGGCCGCCGCCGCATCGGCCATGCTCGTGAAGAGCCGGACGAAATCGCCCTGCGCATAGGGCCGATCGGCGCCCGAGAGGACGGCGCCCAGCGCGATCACGCCGCCGCCGATCGCCGTGATCGCATACGTGGTCGCGATGGCGGGATTGTTGCGGCCGACGATCGTGCATCGCGAGGGCACCGCGTCCATCTGGGCGAGGATGTCCGTCAGGTCCGTCGTCCTCAAGAGCGCCGAACCGGCGGCATAGCCGGACGTCAGTTGCACCGTGCCGAGGATCATTTCGTCTTCCTCCCCAGGAATGCCTCGAGCTCATCGGCCTTCTCCTCGGGCGTCGCCCTGATCCGCGACCGCGCCGACGGGGTGAGCCCGAATTCGATGAGCATCCGGCGGTAGCGGTCCCGCGCCTTCCAGTCGTCGGGATCGGTCCGCAGCCGGCGGTAGTCGTCGCAGAGCATGGCCAGCGCCGCGCGGTCGGCCTGCGAGAAGACGCGCACCCGATGCAGGATCGGCGCCAGCTCCTCCCAGTGCTCGAGCGCCAGGCCCTTCAGCCATCCCGGCGCGTCGAGCGACGGCGGGATCGTGGCAGGTTCATCGAGGTTGATCCGAAAGGGATGAACACCTTCGATGACCTTAAGTGCTGATGGTTTCGGTGCTCTTCCTGGTCGTCCCATCGCTCGAACATCCCAAATGGTGCCTGAGAATGCGCGACGCCGACTGCGGCTTGGGAGACCCGCGCGCCAAGTGGCGACCTCCCCCCACCCATCTGCATGCGTTGACAGGTCGTGTCTCATTCCAGTCCCTTGATCTGATCGATGAGTGGCTTGATATCCAGGCCCATCTGCTTCAGTCGCTCGAGCACGGCAATGAAGTCCGAGCCGATGGTCTTGGCCTCGCTCAGCGTCTGATCCACCTCCTCCTTGGTGAAGGTACTGGTCGTGGTCTGGTGGAAGAGTCCCTCGGCCCGGGCCAGGTCGCGGCGGGCCCGGGCGTGCGAGGCACGGCGACGGCTCATCGCCTCCTTCCGATCGCACGATCGGCAGAGGACAACCTGGGTCGTGCCGCGGAACCTGAACACGGCGGGGTCGGGGTAGGCTGTGCCGCAATCGGAGCAGCGGCGTGTGACTTGCTGAATGGTCTTCATGGTTGCCTTGACCTCGTTTCTCGATCCGACCTCGGTCACACCCGGGAGGACTGCACCGAGTGCGGCCGGGCCGGGAAGTTATCTCCGTTCGATCTCCGGTCCCCCGTGCGAGGGACGCCGGAAGGTGTGCACCAGCACGCCGCCCGATCGCAGCACGCCACACAGCTCCCAGCCGTCGCGACCGAGGGTGTCGAGGTCGTCAACCGTCATCGGGTCGTGGGACTCGACGCGGTGATATTGCCAGGTGATTCGCCCTTTGGTTGCATGCTCAAGCACGACCCACCTCCTCGACGAGTCAGGCGTCGGCCCTCCGGCAGACGCGCAGATAGTGCGGCGTGATCGGTCGCTTGAAATGAGAGTCGTGGCGTCGGTCCGTGTCCGATACCGGGCCGCACGTGCCGAATAAGGTCCACCCTTGCGACTCGTAGGTAGCGCGTTGCTCGGGTGGGAGCGGCCCTTCAGTCGAGACGGTGGCGTACTCGAATGCAGGTATATGGTTGTAACATTGAGTCCATCGCTGACGCTGATGCATGGCAATTCCTCGCGCGAGGGCCCCCGGTCTGCTGGCCCCGGTACCATGCGATGCGTACTACGCAATGCATCATACCGAGGACCCGCGGACATCGCATCTCAGTCGTCCTTCTCCAGAGCCCAGAGGAAGCTGTCGATCGTCTCGACATCCCCGAGTTCCTTGAGCAACCGGCCGTAATCTTCCCCGGCGCCCTCGCAATGCCGCCTCACGGCATCCTCGTAATCGTCCTGCTCTGACCACCCACACTCGCAGACCATCTCATCGGGTACGTCGTAGCAGATCATGCGACCGCAATCGGGGCACTTCATGGAGTAAGGCATGATCTCTCCTTCCGTCGCGGAATCAGGACTGCAACCGGCATCCTCCGCCCCCCTGAGAGCCTCCGATCGCATAAGTCACATGCCTACGGAAGGGTGGAAGGGTACGGAAGGGTTTTTCCTACTTGCCCCCCTGCTCGGGAGACGACATCCCCGTTGACCCGGAAAAGTGGTTCCGTGCTCTTCCGTCCTTCCGTGATCATATTGAACACATCTCATTATGATGCCTCTCAAGTAAACGGTTCGTCGTGACGTAACCCTATACCCAGATACCAGATACCGTTGCTCTGGAGCTTCTCGAATCCCCGCTCTTTGAGCGCCAGACCGAAGGAGGTCTGCGACATCGGACTTTTGCCCAACCCTTCCGTTGCGGAACGGTATCGCTCGTAGAGCGGGCTCGCCCTGGTGCGGTAGGAGTTGCCCAGCAGGCATTCCTCGGCGAGAAACGCGGCCAACGTGTCCTGTTCCGCTCGATAGCTACTGGTCGCTTGCGTGACCTCGCTCGGCACCTTGAGCCCGTTTTTTTGCCAGTCGCGCCCGCCCCGCACGCACCGCGCCAGGATGCCGGGGAACTCGGCCTGAAGCTGGTTCATCAGGTCGGGGATGGCCTCCGATTCGGGGATGGTCACCGTGAAGGGCAGGAGCTTCGGCCGCCGCCAGATGGCATGATCCGTGCCCCTGACTTCGGGCTTGTGATTGGTGCAGAGCATCAGCTTATG